ACCCAATGTTGTAGGTATAACTGGCGTATTGATCCAATACATTATCTCTTGGGGCAAATGCTGATTGGTTGGCCTGTGTGGCCGCTATAATTTGTTTGGTGTTTGCCGCGGTTGATCCATCTTCGCCTTTGGCACCCACACCCGGAGCGCCACCTGGTCGTCCTTCAGTCTCGTTACCGGTGTTGGCTGGCGGAACACTCTGTGTTTCTGCTAGGGTCTTTACAGGAGGGTTGGTTCCTGTTTCTGTATTCTGTGCCAAGGTGGCAGCTTCAGTAGTTGTGAGTCGTCCGGCACTGGCCGGAGCCGGTGCAGGATTCTGTGTAGCACCAGCGGCACTGTTGGCAACATCAGTGGCCGCAGATGTTGTTGGCGATGTGGTTGCTTCTTTTTCAGCGGCTTCAGCAGCCACGGCAGCATCAAGTTCTTTTTTTAATGCAGTAAGTTTTTGATTTTCTGCGTTAAACGCCAGTCTGGCCGCTTCTACTGCGCCAACTTGACCCAATGCCACTCGTTCGGCTTCTGTGCCATTTTGATAGGCAGCAGATTGTGCAACGGCTGCTTGAGCAGCAGTGAGTTCTCGCCGCAATGCCAGCACTATCTGATATTGTGCTTCCCAACGTGCATCTAATTCTGCTACTGTTGCCATCGTTTAAAACCCCAGTACTGAACGCAGTGTGCTCAACTTGGGCACGTAGATAAACGTATTGATTTTAAAATCCAACGGCGGCTTGGTCAGTGTGTTGGGATTGCGTTGATAGAACACCCACCACAGTCCGCCATTGTCGTACAGGTCAAATGCCAACAGGTCTGGACGATACTGGTAGGTTTGATTGATTGTAAATGGCAAGTCATCGCTCTGGCTGGGTATTGGTCTATTGACCATGGCATCCAAAAAGAACTGACTGTATCCTGTGGTATAGTACGGACTGGTTGCATTATAAGTTGCCATTACCAGAATCCTCCTTTGAGTAGGTCACCATTGGCATATTGTCTTAGGCTGAACTGCTGGCTTTGTTGCTTGCGACTTTGAACCGGCAGCAGTGATATGGCTATGGTCATCTTTGTTGGCACATAGGTTGGGGTATTTTGGCCAAATGACGCAGGTGCCGGGGGTTTGCTCATTCCGCCTTTGGGCAATCCAGCATTGGCCAAGCGATTGATGGCTCCACCTAAGACATTTCCTAGTATGCCGCCACCAAAGGTTGTACCTGGGCCTGTGGGATTGCCACTTTGACGTTTGTTAAGCATGTTACTGTTGTTGACGTTGGGACTGCGAGCACGTATATAGTCCACATCCACAGGCAGGTCGTAAGTAAACGACTGCACCACACAGGGATGCTCATTGAATTGAAATTCACCCAGGCCGGTGAGATACACCAGGGGCGGCGGTGTGCCGCGTTGAGGATCTTGACCATAGAACATTTTTGTCACTGATTTGAAAAAGTGTATCACTGCCAACAAGTACTCAGCTTCCACTGTGCTTTGTGCTGTAAATGGGCAACTCAGTGTAACGGGCTCAACTGAACTGCTTTGATAGTAGTAGCCTTTGTAGTTACTGTGTGTTAGATCATAGCTTGAGTAGGTGGCTTTGTACGAAGTGCTAATAGTGGGTGTATAAGGAAATATTATCCCTGTTCCTTTTAAAGGATTTAATATTCCAGGTTCAGGGGCGTTGTACAAATAATCAGCACCGGGTGCTAGTCTTAGTTTAACACGCCAATCACCGTTGTTGGGATTTCTACGCTGGTTGGCAATGGTGTTCTGTGCTCGTGCCTTGTCCAGTGTGCCTTGCTTGATGGCAGCATTGAGATTGTCACGTTCGGCTTCTTCATCGGGGTTGGCGGCAAAATCTCCAGAAGGAGTTGCCGCTGGCAACGGGTCTGGTGCAAAAATTGCCGCACCTTCTGCTTCACGCAGTTGTGCTAACTCGGCTTCGTTGGCTGCATCTATTGCTTCGTCACCTGAGCCCAACACAGGATTAGGTGCAAAAATTGCCGCACCTTCTGCTTCACGTATCTGTGCCAGTTCAGCTTCATTGGCTGCATCTATTGCTTCGTCACCTGACACTGGTGCTGGTGCAAATGCGCGGCCTTCTTGTTCGGCCAAGGCCGCTACCTGTGCATCTTCTGTGGCTTGCAGTGCTTCATCTCCAACTGCACCTGGAGATGTCTGAACATTAGAGGCGCCAACAGTGACTCCTAAGTTCGTGTCAGTTTGTTGATTTATAGCAGGGTCTGATCCGCCCGGAGACTGTACGGCCGTATTAACAGATCTAACGCCAGTGATAACAGTGGTGTTGGTAGTTGTTGTATTTGGAGTTGTAGTAATTGAAGGCGGGCCTAGTACCTGAGCACTTTGTTGCTGTGAGGTTAATGCAAGTTTTTCTCGAGTCAACGCGGCTTCCTGGTCATTGCGTCTTTGAGTTTCTTCGGGAGTTAGCGGTGGTAGTCTTTGTCTTTTTCTAATAAGAGTATTAGGGTTGTCTCTGTTAAATTGTTCCAACTCTGCTTGTTTGGCATCGATGGCCGGTTGTAGGGCACGGCTGGCAGGAGTAGCCTGGAGTTCGCCATCAACAGTATTAACTGTACCGCCGCCGCTTACTGCTGTGGTGCTGGTGGTTGTGTACGCGGTTGTTTTTGTAGACGGTTGCTGGGCAGGGTTTCCACTAGGAGTTTGGGGATAATTAGCCGATTGAAGCCCTTGATTGGATTTGGCCGCGGCTGCTTGTGCCGCTGCCGCTTCGGCTGCATTAGTTGCGGCATTTGCTTGTTCTGCTGCCGAAAGAGGAAACATAACCAATGCACCCACACGGCCATTACTGCCAAGATTGTAGTTATAAATGTCATCGCCAGATACTCCGGCCTGCGCCATTGCAGTATTTGGATCCGTACCCGATTGAATTAATTGATTAGCTACCGCTGCTTTTTTTGGATCGTAAGCCATAATGATTTTCCTATACAATATTTATCGCAGAAATAAACTGGCCACATAATGATAAAGGTTGACAACGCAGTAAAAAGTGTTATAATAAATACAATACAAGGAGACACTGCCTGTGGCAACATCTAAACGAACAGCATCCACACTGGATCCGTTGAAATCAATATCATCAACTCCCACTGCACCAAAAGTAAACTATCTCAACAACAGAGACATTCTCAAAGAGATACATGCCAGTAAAAACACCTACTGCTACTATGTGGATCCTGCAGTAGACAGCCAGTACGACATTATTTTGCCCAGTTTGGACAAAATCAACCAACGCACCATAGCCGAAGCCAGACGCAATCGTGCTGATCGACTCAAGCGTGAAGGCACTATTGTGGACCCTGTGAAGATTCCCAATACAGACCTGGTGTTCCGTATCAGTTGTTGGGATCATATCCCAATGGCCGAGAAAAAGATTCCAAAATCCGCACAAAAGAAAAAACAGAAAATTGAGGATCTGCTGGAGTTCGAAGACGAACCCATTGATGATTCCTTGGACGAACTGCTGGATGACGTGGTGCTGAACCCGGTGCGTCAGCGACTGAACTTCCCGCCATTTGAACACTGGCGTGTGGATGAAAATAAAGAACGGTTCTGTGTGGGCCGTAGTCACTGGCGGGGCGATTTAGAAACAGGTTATTTCAGTAAAGACCACGGCGACATGACACGTAAGTTGGCACACATGTTTATGAAGCTGTGCGAAAGATATGCTACCAGGAGTAATTGGCGTGGATACACCTACAACGAAGAAATGCGAGGACAGGCCTTGCTACAACTCAGTCAGATCGGACTCCAGTTCGATGAATCAAAATCGCAGAACCCTTTTGCGTATTATACTGCCGCTATCACTAACAGCTTTACTCGCATCCTTAATTTAGAAAAGAAAAGTCAGAACATCCGTGATGACATACTAGAGATCAATGGACTGAGCCCTAGTTGGACACGCCAGAATGCTTCCAAGCCCAGTATGGCCGCACTAAGTGGTCCTGTCACCATTACCACATACATTGTGGATAAGCCGGCGGAAGAGGCTGAATCAGACCCGGCCAATACCGTTTGAATCTTGCCATAACGGTTGTTTCTCAGCAACACAGGTAGTACAATAATATTTGGTATTACCTTATATAACTATGTCCAATCTATTTAAAAAAGCCGCAATCTTTACCGACATTCACTTTGGACTCAAGTCAAACAGCACCTTGCACAACGAAGACTGTTTGGCTTTTGTCAAGTGGGCCACTGCCAAGGCCAAGAGTGAAGGTTGCGAAACCTGTTTGTTCTTGGGCGACTGGCACAACAACCGATCAAGTCTAAATATTGTCACACTCAACTACAGTTTGCAAGCACTGGAGCATATGAATGACAACTTTGAACGTGTTTATTTTATTCCGGGCAATCACGACTTGTACTATCGAGACAAACGTGATATACAAAGTGTAGAATGGGCCAAGCATCTCCCCAATATTGAAATATGCAATGATTGGACCACCATTGGCGATGTGGTCATTGCTCCTTGGCTGTGTGGTGACGACCATAAGAGGATACCCAAACTAACCGGCAAGTACATGTTCGGGCACTTTGAACTGCCTGGATACATGATGAATGCCATGGTAGAGATGCCAGACCACGGAGAGATACGCAGAGAAGACTTCAACAACTTTGAACATGTGTTTACCGGACACTTTCACAAACGTCAGACCAAAAAGAACATTACCTACATTGGCAACTGCTTTCCGCACAACTATGCTGACGCTGGAGACGACGAACGTGGCATGACAGTGTTAGAGTGGGGGCAGGAACCTGTGTATCACGCTTGGCCTGCACAGCCACGCTATCGTGTGCTGGGTCTTAGCAATGTTATCGACAATGCTGCCACACTGTTAGCCAAAGACATGCACGTTCGCGTACAACTAGACATTGAGATCTCATACGAAGAAGCCAACTTTATCAAAGAAACTTATATTAAAGACTATGGACTAAGAGAAATGGCTCTTATTCCAAACAAGAATGCTGGTGTTGACACCGACATGGCACCTGGTGAAGTAAAGTTTGAATCAGTAGATCAAATTGTTACAGACCAGCTTACAAACATTGAATCTGAATTCTACGATCCAAAACTGTTGTTAAAGATCTACCAAAATCTATGATTTACTGTGTGTGGTACCCATCGGGTGGGTTTGGGCATTTTGTTAATGCAATATTCACCTTGCATGGCAAAAATTTTATAAGACCAACAAAATCTTTAAAATTTTCCAATAATGGTAACAGTCACAATTTAGATTTAGTTGTGCCTAAATATATTCACGAATGTTGGCCAGGCGGTATTGAATTTCAAGATGACAAAAATTACTGTGTGTTGATCGATAACGGGATCACTAGCGAGTCTGAACAATTTAAACTTACATTTCCAAATTCGACGCTTGTAAAAATCTGTTATTCTGATCGTAGTTGGCCAGTGATTGCTCGTACCATGATTGAAAAAGCTATGGTCAGTAGTATTGAGCAAGAATTGCCTGTTGATAAATGGAATACAAGTGAGTCATGGGCACAGCGAGAAAAATACTTTCTATTTTTGCGTGATCATTATTTGAGACATGCATGGAAATCAGATAACGATAATACATTGTATATAGAAGAACTATACAACGACTATGATGATTTTTTTAGTGCATTAAATGGTATTGCAAAAATAGATCACTGCCAGGATCTATGGATTGATTGGCGTAAGTCAAATGCTAAATATTTTGATACAGTTATACTTGCAGATAGAATTGTAAGAGATGTGGTAACAAATCAAGCAACCGACTTGTCTGATGTCAACGACATATGGACACAGTCTGTAATATATTATTATATTTGGTTACGGTTTAAAGTTGAGGTTCCGCACAACGACTACCCAAACTGGTTTACAAATACCAAAGATATTGTTAAAATGCTAAAGGACCACGGAGTTACTATTGATTCAAATTAAAAACTTAACTGTCAAGAACTTTATGAGTGTAGGAAATGCCACACAAGGCATTGACTTTGATCGCAAGGATCTTACACTGGTGTTGGGAGAGAATCTAGACTTGGGCGGCGACGGGTCACGCAACGGTACAGGAAAAACTACAATCATCAACGCTCTCAGCTATGCATTGTATGGGCAAGCACTAAGTAACATTCGCAAGGATAATCTTGTAAACAAGACCAATGGCAAGAACATGATTGTGAGTTTGGACTTTGTGGTCAACGGACAAGAGTACAAGATTGAACGTGGACGTAAACCAAATGTGTTGCGATTCTATGTCAACAATGAAGCACAAGTGGCCACAGATGAAGCACAGGGCGACAGCCGAGAAACACAAGATGCTATCGAACGTGTGATGAACATGAGTCACGACATGTTCAAACATGTGTTGGCACTGAACACTTATACCGAACCATTCTTGAGTTTGAAAGCCAATGACCAACGCAACATCATTGAGCAGTTGTTGGGCATTACTTTGCTTTCAGAACGTGCAGATGCTATCAAAGAACTCAACCGGCAGACCAAAGACAGCATTTCACAAGAAGAATTCCGTATCCGTGCTGAGCAAGAAGCCAACAAACGCATTGAAGAACAGATCGAAAGTTTGAAACGCAGGCAAGTGCTTTGGCAAAAGAAATACGATAGTGATGTGGCATATCTAGTTGCCCAGTATGATGGTCTAGCCAAGATTGACATTGAAGTGGAACTGCTGGCTCACAAAGATCTAGCTGTATGGACCACAAGAAAACAACAACAAGATGCGTACACTGCACTAGTTGGTCGACAAACTGCTTGGCGACAAAAACAACAAAAAGATATCAGTGAGTTGGAACTAACTCTCAACAATCTCAGCCATATTGATATCACAGCAGAACTACAGGCACATGTGGATTTGGCTGCACACACACAACGATCCAAGGACATTGCCGACCTTGAGAAGCTAATTGCTAGGTGTGTTGCCGACGAGGCAAAAGAACAAAAAACAATTGATAAACTCCGAACTGAAATTGAAGAACTAAAAAATCACAGGTGCTATGCGTGTGGTCAAGACTTTCATGACGCCAATCACGAAACGGTGTTGGTAACAAAAAAGAAAGCCCTGCAAGAGGCTGCATTACAGGCGTTGAGTACCAATGGTCAGTGGTTGGAAAATACAGATGCATTGGCTGCATTAGGTGTGTTGGGTTCCAAACCCACCACACACTACCGAACAGAAACAGAAGCTATTCGACATTCAAGTGAACTAGAAAACATTCAGCACAAGATCGATGCCAAACGTGCTGAGATAGATCCTTATGCTGAACAGCTAGCTGAACACACGCCTGTAGAAGTTGGTACACAACCTGTCACACACTACGATACAGAAGCACAGGCAGTTGATCATCGTAGTCGTATGAACACACTGCTGACACAGATTGCTACCAAAGGTGAAGAGAAGGATCCGTACACTGAACAGATTGTTGAAATGCAACAACAGGCATTGCAGACTGTGAGCTATGATGCACTTAACGATCTCACAAGACTACAAGAACATCAAGACTTCTTGCTTAAATTATTGACATCAAAAGATTCGTTTGTGCGTAAGAAAATTATTGATCAGAACTTGAGTTATTTGAATGCACGACTCACACACTATTTAGATCGCATTGGCCTGCCACACACTGTGAAGTTTCAAAACGATCTGAGTGTGAGCATTGAAGAACTGGGTCGTGAACTAGACTTTGATAACTTGAGTCGTGGCGAACGCAATCGACTGATACTATCTATGTCATGGGCATTCCGTGATGTATGGGAAAGTTTGTACAGCCCAATCAACTTGTTGTTCATTGACGAATTGATTGACAATGGCTTGGACACACAAGGCGTAGAAAATGCCTTAGCATTGCTGAAGAAGATGAGCAGGGAACGTCACAAGTCAATCTGGCTTGTGTCACACAGAGATGAACTAGCCGGACGTGTAGAAAACATTCTTAAAGTGATCAAAGAGAATGGGTTTACCAGTTACAACACAGATGTTGATATAGCATGAGTTGGAGAAATCAACAAATGTTAAGTTTTGTAGAACCAGTTGTGTTCAAGCAAGATCAAGAACTCATTGATTATATAGTACACAATTCTATTATAGAAGCCACCGGAGTTGGAGATATTGAGTATTTTTCATCGCACGTGAATTTTGTGTCTGGGCCGTCGTCGTTTGGCATTTATATCTGTAATGAGGTGTTTTATTTTGAAGACCTTGTGACCAAAGTTAATATTTTTTTAAGAGAATCAATAACACCTAATGGCGTTCTTTATCTGGCGATCAATAAATTCCTAGCTATTCCAGAAAAACTCTTAGATAGCAAAAAAAGTTATGATGAGTCTATATTAACATATTTTACCAATGCATTACTGCAATGCGACATAGAAAGTTATCAATGCACACCCCAAGACAATGGATCTTATTTTAATTTTGCACATCCGCTAACAAGATTTTATCTGCGACGGCTATGATTATTGAAAAGTATCAAGATGCTGAACTAAACAGTAATGTATTGTTAAAAACTAACAGAGCATTACAAGGATTTGGGCCAGCTGCTGATTTAAAGTTGGAAGGCAGAACTTTAGTTCTGTTTAGTGGAAGTTGGAGATTTAATCTTGATGCAGATTATATAGAATATCAGTATTACAACGATTTATCTGTGACATTTCATAAAAATACAAAGTTTGTAAACAACTTATCAATGAAGTTATTGTCAAAGATATTGAGCAGGTATGACAATTTGGTATTAGACAACTGTGTTGAATTCAGATATAAAACTGCACAAGAAATCAATAGTTTGTTAAAAGACTATTGCTCTGTCAAACCATCAACTTGTAAACTGATTGCAATAGTTAAGTTAACCACTATGTGCGTTAATCGATTGACCACTGATATCGAAATGATCAAACAGCAGATTTTAGCAGAATCATTTAGCAATAATAATTTTTTAATTATAAAAACATGATAGTGTTTGTAGATTATCCTGACGGAGCCGGTGGCGAATTTTTAAGTAAAGTTATCGGTATGCATGATGGATGGTATAACCCTTCGGTCATTGACGAAAGCACTATGCGAGCAAATCATAACGATACAATCACTAGTTTTCTTTTGTTAAAACGATTTGAAAATTATAGTCAATGGGATATCATAGCAGAAGAATCGTTAATAGAACTAAAAAATAAAATAGGCGACTTAAACGTTTGTATACCTTATCATAGTTGTGCTCATCGACACAATGCACTATTAAAACATGTGTTTCCCAACAGTATTATTGTTACTATAACACCTAGTTCTGATCACGAATGGAAACTGGTTAATACTGAGATTATTCGTAAGATCTATTTAGATAAACTAGATTTTCAGGGTGTACAGTATATTTTTAAAACATTTGGGTTTGGGCAAAAAAAAGTTGATGTTAAACATTTTCTTAGACTAGATAGTTTTTTAATACGTAATGGCAAAGAAATTACAACTGCTAATAGGATAGAATTATTAAATCAAATCAGAGATTTTAAAATTAGCGATTGGGAAACATCTGACTATACAATTAACTGGGGAGATTTATTTTTAAATATATCCAACATTAACGATGAGTATTATAAACTTTGTAATTTTTTAAATATACCACCACAAGACAACATACTAAACCATATTGTAAAACGTAATCAAATTAACCTAAATCATCTACTAGACTACAACATAGACAACGAAATAATAAAATATTGTCACAGCAACGATAAATCATAACTATGCTATATGCAATGGATCTATCAAAATTTATCAGTCGAGGAACTTCCCAAAGACTGCGTAGGATTTGTCTACTTGATCACATGTAATCTCACTGGACGCAAGTATATAGGCAAAAAATTAGCAAAATTTTCTAAGACAACTTACAAAACTGTAAAACAAAAGAACGGCACAAAGAAGAAGAAAAAGATACGATCAAAAGTTGACTCAGACTGGAGAGAGTACTATGGGTCAAGCCCAGAATTAACTTCAGACGTAATCAAACTAGGCACCGAAAACTTCACCAGAGAAATACTTTTTTATTGCAACTCCAAATCAGAATGTAGTTACATCGAAGCAAGAGAACAATTTTCAAGAAGAGTATTGGAATCACGAGATTATTACAACGGCCACATACAAGTGCGTGTGCATGGCTCTCATATAATAGACAAACTGTAAGGCAACAACAACGACACTGTGTTGGGCGATGTGGCTCAACCCCATTGAGGATATGTGCGATACCATATTTGGACTTGGGCGTCAAAGGCAATTGCTAACTTAAGGCAACAAATGGTCGGGGAGATGTGAAAAAGATACAACCCCAGCTTATAGGACTTGGATTTATTGTCGGGTCACTAGGGTTCCGTTGATATGTGAAGCTTGAGTAGGGGGTACCGGTCAACCGCCTCCGTGTAGGAAACTACAATCTCATTACGATAGATGACTGCTATACTCAGATAATGGCGTTTTTTGTTCACCGTGCATACGGTGAACTATGACCACGTAATCTAGATAATAGATTAAATCGCTTCGCTCAAGAATAAAAAAAAACATTGATGAGCAAAGCGAATCAATAGACTTACGCAGTAAGTCTTTAAAGTGTTAGACAAATGTATCGGGCCAATCACGAAACAATGCATGTTGTATTGTTCCCGACACAAATTGATTAAATGACTTGTGTTTGGCTTCTAGATCGCCTTCAAGCGGAGCAACACGTCGAAACGCTTCATCCATCTGAGCCATGTCTCGAAACTCCATCAGTATCATCCATTCAGGCATGTCTGCTATGGATCTAAAACCCATTTTGCATCTAGTGATGCGATAGTCTTGCATCTTACCTTCTGCTTTTAAATGATCAAAGAAACTTTTCATGCCGTTGACCCAGTCTAGGTCTGAGATATCGCCTTCTTTGTCTGCCCAAATTGTGTATAAGTCTGCCATGTTATAGTGGTCCTAGTATTTCAAAACCTTCAAGGTCTTGTTTGTACAGGTGTGCTTGATCCAAGTACAAGTACTCAAATCCGCGTTCTCTGTAGATTGCACACTCTGTTTGTAAACTTGTAATACCCAAACGTAATTTTGGTTTACGATAGTTCCAAGCAAACTGTGCGGCTAATAAATTTCGATCATCGTAGCGTTTCATCATAGAAAACGCCACCAGCTCACCTGCATCTCTGTAGCCAATGAGATCCATGCCAGGCTCTGTGAACTGGCTGTCAAACAACGGCATTACACTGCCGAAGTGTTTGTACGTGCAATAGGTTCTGTAGATGTCTTGCAGTTCAGCAATGTCAGGTTTGGTAATGTAGTACCAATCCACTCTGGGCTGGTATGTTGTTTTTTTCAAATTGATTCTGGCAAACTGATAAGTCATAGTCTGGGATCTTTCCTATGTTGGAACAGTGCAGAGAGGTACTCTTCTGGCCATGCATCGTAAAATCCTTTTGACGCCATTTGCTGTGCTTTGGTGTTGAGATCGCTTAGACTTTGTACCAGTGCCAGTGCATACGTGCCTTGATTCATTGAAACGCCATTGACTATTTCTACATCAGCAGGATGATCTTCCAACACCAACATATCTGCATCTAACAAAAATTCTTGATTGGCCTGATCTAGACTAGATGCAAACAGTTCATGTGGCCATTCCACTGGATCATATGCGTACACAATCACTTCCTGATTGCCCATGCCCCAACGTGCTCTGTTTTTGAGATCGTAGTAGGGATCCGTACCAATGTACACTGCATAGCTGTTCTTCAATCGTGCTGATCGCGCATAAGGACAGGGCGGAAAGCCACCCAGTGCAGGATGTGGAACTTCTACAAAGTTCACAATCCACTGTTCAATATCTCGGTTGACTTGATCTATGTTCAGCATGATGTTTTAGAAAAATGGCAGTCCTGATTTTTTAGTTGTTTCTAAATTGTCTTTGATGATTTCAGAAACCGCATTGCGTTCCTCAAAACTGAGATTCAGTGCAGCCTCGTAACTCAAGCCTCCGCGCATGTACCATACCATTTTGAGTGCTTCTGATTTTATTGATTTGGCCTCTTTGTCTAATTGGTCGACCCATTTGGAAATTTGGTCAGAGTCCAGTACTAGGAGGCGTCCGCGAAAAAACTTGTCATATCCAAGGTAATGGCCTGCAAGTAGTCTTTGGTACACTCGCCGCACACAATTTTTAATGGCTGCATCTCTGCTGCCAGTTTTGTTTCAATGATGTGATCTCTAATTTTACTGAACAGACGTCGATCACAATTTTTTAACATGTCTTCAATGTATTCCGGTTCACTGACCAATGCAGCCGGAGTTTTAACTGCCGCAATACTTTGTGCCAGCGCACTGACTGTAATCTCTGTAATTTTCATCAATGCCGTACTGAGCGCAGACATGCGTTGTTCATCAGGCATGTCAGTGCCCGGTAAAATTTGCAGTATTTTTTGTTCTTCGAACTGACGCTGGTTATTTTCGTTAAGATTTTTATAGGACATTGGTTTGAAATACACTTCGAGATCACCATCAATTACAGGTTTTGAATAATCGGGTGCCCGCATATTTTCCAGCATGGTACGTAAATCAATTCCGTAGTCTGCTTCATTTTTACAATGTGGACAAGTGGTTGAAATTTCCATTGTGGTTCCGTAACTGGCCATGCGTATTGCAACCAAAATAGTGTCAACGTCCATGGCAGGTATGCTCCATGGATCCCGAATAGCAGGAATACAACTTTTGATAACATTGACCACTGCGTTGCCATTGAACAGTGCGTCAGGAGTCCTATAGGTAATTTCGTCAATTGCAGTCATTGGATAAACCGGCAGTTCTTGATTGGCCGGCATTACAATTGCGCCTTCTGCATAATATTTTCCGCCACTGGGCAATTTAACATACACAGCCGGCTGTCTAAAATATTGTGTTAATGGGTTATTTGACATGATTTTTTCCTAGGTAAATATAGTTATGGCAAGTATGTACACCCCTGAAGAAAAAGCAGAAATTGAAGCTCGAGCAGCGGACGAGATAAAGCGCCTTGGCGCTGTTTCCATTGAAACCAAAATGGCCCTGATGGACATGTCCGTTGGTATCAAGGGATTTACTGCTAGTCTGAGCAAAGGACTTGGACAACTGGGAACTTCTGCACTGGGGTTAACTAAACAACTGGCTGAAGGTGAAATTGGTGCATCAGTATTTAATAAATCCATTGGCGGAGTAGCAGATGCATTAGGCGATCTACTAGGACTTATTCCTTATGTGGGTGGTGCACTTAAAACACTGGTCAAAGGTGCAAGCGAGTACACACAGGCTGTAAACAAACAGGCAGATTTACTATACAGCAATTATCAAAAAATGTCCGAAATGGGTGCCACAGCAGCCGACGGCATGCAAGGCGTTTATGATAATTTAAAACGCATGAACTACGGCACTGACGAACTGGACAAGTTTGTCAGCATTGTTAAAGAAAACTCATCCACATTGGCCACGTTTGGTGGTACAGTAAGTCAAGGTCTTGGCCAAATGGCTGCTGTGTCATCGTCTATACAACAGAGTGACATGGGACGACAGTTCCGGGACATGGGTATCAGTGTTGATGAAGTCAATAAAGGTATTGTCAGTTATACAAAAATGCAGATGTTGTCAGGTGCTCGACAAAAAATGTCTGCAGAACAACAAGCAGTGGCAGCGGCTGCTTATATCAAAGAAACAGACCTACTAGCAAAAATCACCGGCAAGAATAGACAAGAACAAGAACAGTCGCGTGAAAGCGCAATGGCAGAAGAACGCTATGCCGGATACAAACTAGAGTTAGAGCAACGTGCTGCCATGGGAGACAAAGCGGCTGCTGAACAACTCAAACAGACCGAGGCCACACAGATCATGCTGGACAAAATGGCTCCAGAAACTCGCAAAGGTTTCTTGAACATCCTGTCAGGCAGTTTGAATACTCCAGAAGCGCAGAAATTGCTGTTGACCATGCCTAATGCAGCCGCGGTGGCCGGAAAAGAAACATTTACACAGGCTGAATTTATGGCAGCCGCACAGGCAGACGCAAGAAAAAATATAGAAGGTTCGGGTAGAGATTTGGCCAAAATTGGTGCCAACAACGACAAATTCCTAGCTATACAAGAACAACAAAAAATTGTGGCCATGGGAGTAACTGGAACAGTTGATGAACAACTGGCGGCAGCTAAAAATGCACAAAACGTTACTGACAAGACCACGCAGAACATGACAGATCTGCAGGATGCCAATCGTGCATCACGTGATAAACTGCAAGATTTAATCAATGCTGGTATAACTCCTGTGACAACTGGAATGAAAGGGCTGGCCAACGCCACTGATGCAACTATTGAAGCCATGACCAAGCTGGCTAATGCGGCAGGAGTCACAACTAAAAAACGTGATGAACCCGGTGCCGCGGCCCAGGCCGCCCCAAGGCCTGGCACTTCAACTACTGCAGGTGGCGGTGGTAGTGCTATTGGCAACTTCTTTAGCGGACTCTTTGGCGGTGGTGGCAAACAGGCACCTGCTGCTTCGGGCGGTGGTGGGGGTGCAGGCGGAGCAACTCCGGCAGCCAAGCCAGCGGCAGGTGGGGGTGCAGGCGGAGCGCCAGCGGCAGCCAAGCCAGCGGCAGCCAAGCCAGCGGCAAGTGCAGGCGGAAGTGCAGGCGGAGCAACTCCGGCAAAACCCAGTCCTCAACCACCTGAAGGATCTGGCTCTGCATCAGCGGCTGAAAAAGTTGACTTAACAAAAATATTAAAATTTACTGCTAAATCTGGCAGCCAACAAAACTTTGAAGCATTAAATTCTACATTTAAAGATTCCGTCATTGCCGCTGCAACTGAATATAACAAATTAACCGGCGGTGTGTTACAGATCAACAGTGCCAAACGAGACCCTGCAGACCAACAAAGAATATGGGATGAATCAGTGGCAGCTGGTAGAACTGGTAGAACTGCCAGCGGCATGCCTATTGGTAAACCGGGACGAAGTTTACATGAACGAGGTGAAGCAGTTGATATTCAAAATTATCAAGATCCAGCGGCTGTGTCTGCTCTTGCAAAATACGGGTTAACGCAGAAAGTACCTCAAGATCCTGTGCATTTTCAAGCTGCCAACGGTGGCATAGTTCCTCCGTTGCCAGGAGGATCAAATGTACTGGCAGGCGAAGCCGGGCAGTCCGAAGCAGTGGTTCCATTGCCGGATGGCAAGACAATACCTGTGCAAATGGTTGGCAATGAAGAACAAATGAGTATGATGACAGCACAACTGGATAGACTGGACCAAATGGTACGCATAATGCAAACTCAAGTGGGTGTGTCAGAGCAAATATTGAAGTATGCACAGTGATCACGGTAAATACTGCTGTGTACAAAAGGAACAAGTAAATGGCTGAAACAGAAAATGGTCGTAAGCGCGGGTGGATGAAGTACTTCAAGGTAGCCGCAGGTGACGCCAATGGCCAACTGAGTCCTATTTCTGGGCGCAATCAATCTGGTCTGCCTGGCTACGATCGACAAAATGGCTACACTGGCAACGCCGGAACAGGCAATGATTTTGCATTTCGTAACTATGCCAGCCGTCTGCCAGAAGTGTATTCTGGACACCCCAATCGTATTGAGCGTTATAATCAGTATGAAAACATGGATCTTGATTCGGAAGTTAATGCATGTTTGGACATCATTGCAGAGTTTAGCACACAGAACAACGAAGATAACAACACACCCTTTGACATCACATTCAAAGATACTCCCACTGATCACGAAGTAGAAATCATTAAAAAGCAGTTACAGCAATGGACCAAACTGAACAAGTTGGATCAGCGCATGTTCAAACTGTTCCGTAACACCATCAAGTATGGCGATCAGTTGTTTGTGCGTGATCCAGAAACATTTGAAATGTACTGGGTTGACATGGTCAAGGTCAGCAGAGTCATTGTGAACGAATCAGAAGGCAAGCGTCCAGAACAGTACATTATCCGTGACATCAATCCCAACTTTCAAAATCTAAGTATTGCACAAAAAACCACCAGCGACTACTATGTGAGTCGTTCAACAGGTAGTACAGGACAAACCAACTACTCAAGTCCCAATGGCGGATCAGGTGGTGGTGCCGGCGGCACAGTGGGCAACAGTAGATTTGCTCAGGCCATGAATGAAACTTGTATTGATGCCAAGCACGTGGTGCACCTGAGCCTGAATGAAGGCTTGGATTACTTTTGGCCATTTGGACAAAGTATTCTAGAAAACATTTTCAAAGTTTACAAACAAAAAGAACTGCTGGAAGACTCTGTACTGATCTATCGTGTGAGTCGTGCTCCAGAACGTAGAGTGTTCAAAATTGACGTGGGCAACATGCCCAGCCACATGGCCATGGCCTTTGTTGAGCGTGTTAAGAACGAAATGCACCAGCGGCGTATTCCCACTGTGAATGGTGGCGGTGCAAACTTGATGGATGCCAGTTACAATCCATTGAGTATCAACGAAGATTACTTTTTCCCACAAACAGCAGACGGACGTGGCAGCAGTGTAGACACCCTACCTGGCGGCACAGGGCTGGGCGAAATTGACGATTTAAAGTACTTTAACAACAAAATGGCCCGTGGTTTGCGTGTGCCATCTAGCTATTTGCCCACTGGCCCAGACGATTCAGACCGTGCAATGAACGACGGAAAAGTAGGCACAGCACTGATACAAGAGTATAGATTTAACCAGTACTGTGAACGTCTGCAACGTTTAATCATGCAGAAACTGGATGACGAATTCAAGATGTTCATGAAATGGCGTGGTTTTAACATTGATAACAGTATTTTTGATATTGTACTAGGTCCGCCACAGAACTTTGCCAGTTACCGTCAAGCAGAAATGGACACCAGCCGTGTAAGTACATTTGGTGCACTAGAGCAATTGCCCTACATGAGCAAGCGTTTCTTGATGGAACGTTATTTAGGATTATCACAAGAAGAGATTGTGGAGAACGAAAAACTCTGGCGTGAAGAACGTGATCAGCCTGAGTTAAGTACTACACAAGGACAAGATCTACGTAGTATTGGCATCACTCCAGCAGGCATGGAAGCAGATATCAACACCGGTGAAGAACTGGCAGCAATGCCACCTGCTGGTGCACCCGATGCAGGTGCCTTGCCAGGTGCACCAGCAGGTGCAGGAACAGCACCCACAGCAGTTCCACCACCACCAACATCATAAATACTTGTATGATTTTAAACGAACTTTACCAACGTGAACCCGAAGGCTACCAAGATGTTGCTCAAGACAACAGTCAGCCTCAAAAGAATCAACTGCGTAAGACTCGTTTAACACTACGACAGTTGAGCAAGCTACGTCAGATGAACGACGTACGAACTTATGAATACAAAGAGAAACTCAAAGATATTCGCAAGCAGTATGCTCCCCCGGCTGCCCCTCCAGGCCTTTAAAATCTAGTCAAATTCACCAGTTTTGGCGTCTAAATATGCTCAGTTTACTGCTTTTGTGTAAGTAGTAAACATGAGCCATAACCTTTTGGAGGAAACAATATGACATCAAAATTTGAACAGTTAATTGAATTCGTAATTAACGATGAAGAAGCAAAAGCTAAAGAACTTTTTCATGATATCGTTGTTGAGAAATCACGCGAAATCTACGAAAGTTTAATGGAAGAAGAAGAACTAGCCACTGAAGAAGTTGACGAAGGCATGGATCCAATGGAAATGAACGACGGCGACGCTGCCGACAATTTGATCACTGACGTAGAAACTGAAGAAGAAGGTCTTAGCGAAGAAGACGACATGGATGCTGAGTTTGACGACGAAGCAGAAGAAGCCGGTGATGATTTAACAAAAGACATCGAAGGCGACCATGACAACGAAGGCGATATTGAAGATCGCGTAGTTGATCTAGAAGACAAATTAGACGAACTAATGGCTGAATTTGAAGCCATGATGGGCGGCGAAGGTGGCGAAGAAGAACAAGAATTTGACATGGATGCCGGCGGCGACGCTATTGAAATGGATGACACATCTGAAATTATGCCAGAAATGGGCATGATGGAAGCTGTAAGTTTGTCCAAAGTAGCTCCTGCTAAAATGGGCGACGACGGTGCCAACACCAAAAGTGTAGTACCACAGAACTCAGGTGCCAAAGGTATGCAAGGTTCCCCAGTTCGAATGACTGGTGACACTGCACAAGGCCGTCCTGCTCCATCTGTAAAAGATATGGGCATGACAACAAGTCCTAAACAAGGTGCCGCACCCAAGCCAGTGACAACACAGGCTGCAGGCGTAAACACTAAATCTCCAGTATAAGAGATTATGGCTCGTTACCTACAAGAACACTTGACATTCTCACAAGCGCAGGTCGAACTGCTGAGTGAGGATGCTCAGGATGGTTCTGGTAAAACCCTTTACATGCAAGGAATCTGCATTGAAGGTGATAAACGCAATGCTAATGAAAGAATATACCCTGCTCACGAAATTCGTAAAGCAGTTAACACTATTAATGAACAACTTAAGAGTGGTAATTCGGTATTGGGAGAAGTAGATCATCCTGATGATCTTAAAATTAACCTAGACCGTGTGAGTCACATGATTGATAAAATGTGGTGCGACGGTGCAATCGGTTACGGAAAATTAAAAATATTACCAACGCCAATGGGACAACTGGTTAAAACCATGTTGGACAGCGGTGTTAAATTAGGTGTTTCAAGTCGTGGGTCAGGAAACGTCGACGACAGAACAGGACATGTCAGTGACTTTGAAATAGTCACTGTAGATGTAGTTGCACAACCCAGTGCTCCAAATGCATATCCAACTGCAATTTATGAAGGACTCATGAACATGAAGTACGGTCATAGACTGTTGGAAGTGGCACGCGAAGCCGGTGCGGACAACAAGGTACAAAGATATTTGAAAAGTGAAGTAGTAAAGCTGATCAAAGATCTTAAAATTAGGGAGGAATAAGCATGTTAGATGCTATTAAACCGTTACTAGATAGCGACTTGATCACCGAGGAAACTCGCCAGGAGATCAACGAAGCTTGGGAAGCCAAGCTGGTTGAAGCTCGTGAACAGGCTCGTGCAGAACTCCGCGAAGAGTTTGCACAACGCTATGAACATGACAAAACAGTGATGGTGGAAGCCCTAGATCGTATGGTAACAGAAGGTCTCACTACGCAAATTCAAGCCGTTGCTGCCGAAAAAGCACAATTGGTAGAAGATCGCGTTCGTTTCCAAGGCAAGATGAATGAAAGTGCTACAAAGTTCAACAACTTTATGGTTACTAAACTTGCTGAAGAAATTAGCGAACTGCGTAAAGATCGTAAGCAGCACAATGAAGGACTAGAAAAACTAGAAGGCTTTATTGTGCATGCATTGGCTCGCGAAATTCAAGAATTCGCAACTGACAAACGTGATGTTGTAGAAACAAAAGTTCGTCTAGTACGTGAAGCACGTGGCCAATTGGAAACATTGAAAGCACGTTTCGTAACAGAATCTGCACAGAAAATGAGCCAATCTGTTAGCCGTCATCTAAAGGCTGAACTCAGTCAATTACAAGAAGACATTAAAGTTGCTCGCGAGAACAATTTTGGTCGTCGTATCTTTGAAGCATACGCAAGTGAATTTGGTGCTACTCATCTCAATGAGAAGGCAGAAGTACGTAAATTACACGATACAATTGCAAACAAAGATGCAAAATTGGCAGAAGCCATCAAACTTATTAGGAATGCAAAAGTTCTTAATGAGTCAAAAGAGCGTGAAATACGAATGATCAAAGAGTCTAATGAGCGTGAAAGCACATTGGCTGATTTGCTGGCTCCTCTTAACAAAGAGAAGCAAGATGTCATGCGTAATTTACTCGAAAGCGTCCAAACTCCACGTTTGAAAAACGCATTTGAAAAGTATCTACCGGCTGTTCTAACCGACCGCTCTGTAAAAGCCTCTAAAGTGATTACAGAATCCGTGTCAGCAGTCACCGGCGATAAATCTGCCCGTAGCCAAATTGAAGACGACAGTGCTGAATCTAGCAATGTTATCGACATCAAGCGTTTGGCAGGGTTAAATTAATTTAAAAGGAGACATTAAATGTCACAACAATTATTAGAAGGTCGCTGGGACGAGACCAAGGAAGCATTGCTCGAAGGTCTAAACGGTTCTAAGCGCACTAGTATGAACGTTATTCTTGAGAATACACGTAAGTACTTGAAAGAAAACGCAAGTGCTGGTTCCACAGCATCTGGCAACATCGCTACATTAAACCGTGTGATTCTACCAGTTATCCGTCGTGTAATGCCAACAGTTATTGCTAACGAGTTGGTAGGCGTTCAGCCAATGACAGGTCCAGTTGGTCAAATCCACACTCTACGTGTGCGTTACGCTGGTAACTTGACTGACAACTCAGCAGCCGCTACTAGTGTTACAGCTGGTCAAGAAGCATTGAGTCCATTCACTATTGCCA